GGACTGACTGCTCCAGGAGATAGTGGTTCGTTGTCCTCAAGTGAGAACCCAAACAATTTTGCCATTATTTAAAACTGACTTTGATCTGTATTATTTATAGATCAACCAGCTGGTGCGTTTTCTGCTGCTGGATACCAATATTGAACTTGGAATTCAACAGTGAATTCTTCAATAGTATCTGAACTATCGAATGAAAGATCAATTGCAGAAACATTGGTTGGGAAAATGTCTTTGAAAACATAAGTTTTCACTTTTTCAAGACCTTCTCCATGTGCATTGTTAGTTCCACTTCCAATATTTGATGCTTGTCTTCCAAGTTGGTGAACAAGTGCATCTCTCATATAAGTTTGAGGAGTGGTTGCACCAGAACCATCTTCATATTGTGCAACAAATTGCATCCATTCTTCCATGGATTTTCTGATCTTGAAATCATTATCATTGATGATAGTGATTGTCCAAGTGTCAAAGGTGCGATCACCGGCAACTTTAAATGTTCTACCTCTAAAAGGAACATCAATTGATGCTACGTTAGATGCAGGAAGTTGTGCTGCTTTACACAGCATCGTGAAATCTTCATCATCAAATTCTGTAACACCTTCTGGTAAAGTACCAGAACTAATTGTTACTTCAAATAGATTGGGACGGGCACCCCCAAATGCGAGTGCCTTTTTAAAGTCCGAAAGTCTGTTTGGCATTGTTGTATCCTCCTTTTGTTATTTAGATATTAGAATCAAACTCTACCTGCTACTTCTTCAAAACTGATACCAGTTCTGGTAGCAACAAAGGTAAGAGTGATGTAGTTGATGGACTTAGCAGGCTTCAGGAAGATGTCTGCTCTGAACTCATTATTATCAATAACGTCAGGAGTGTTATTCGTGCTGTCACAAATGACCAGGAATCCGTAGATTCCTCTCTTTGCTTCAATATCACGAAGATAAGGTTCAACAATGTTTCTGAAGTTTGCTCTTGTTAACTCATCATTGAGTTCAAAGAGTTGTGCTTCTGCTGCTCTTTGCAGTGCTTGCTCAATTGTCAAGAACAAACGACGAACATTAATTCTGTCGAATGCAGATTGATGACCAAGACCTGTCTTATCACCGAAGAGAAGTGTTCCTACACCAGGTGTGGTGATAAAGGAGTTAATTCTTGCAGGATAAAGACGATCTCTTTGTGCCTTGGTTGGATTATATGCAAGTTTGATTGCATTGTTAATAACACCTCTCTGTTGTCCAGCAGGTGAGAACCAAGGGAATGATGTAATGTTGGTGCGAACCATCAGACCAGCAACGTCTGCGTTACATGGAAGATAACGGAATTCGTTGTTGAATCTATCATATTGATACTTGTATCCACTATCAAACACACAATATGAGGAAGATGATAATGCACTGAAGTAATTAATCAGATTATTGGTCTGAGTAGTAGTGTTAGTGACATTAACCAGGTTGGTTCTGTGAGGACCAACTACTGCCATGCAATCCTTTCTGTCATTTGCAACAGAAATCAGATAGTTTGCCTTTGCTTGAGACTCAGATTCAGTATCACAACCAGGACCCATGATTAAGAAGTCAACTTCAATTTCATCTTTGTTAGCAAAGAGTCCATATGAAGTAATGAGGTTTGAAAGTTCTGCTTTAGCACCTTTGTTTGCAGAATAATCAACACCACCACCGAAGGTGTAAGATACATTACCAAGAACTGAGAATGTTACATCTTGTGCGTCTAAACCAAACAATCCATCACCAGTTGTGACAGGTGTAAAGTCAGTCGAGAAACCTGATGCTACAGGACTGGTGCCATGATGAGCATCAATTGCTTGTGAAGGATTATATCCAGCATAGATGTTTGCGGAGAACTCTGCAAGGTAATCCTTGTAGTATGTTCTTTGTGGTGCATTGACCGCGGAAATTGCATCTCCTGCCTTAGACAGGTTAACGTGCTTCTCAAGAATGTTCCCCTTAATACCAGTTACTGAACCAGTGTCATCAACAACTGCAATGTGAATACCGTCATTCTTACCATTTCTATCGGTGACATAGACGTTTGAAGTAGGTCTTGGTGCGATCGACTTCCAGAAAGTCGTTGCGTTTGTTAAACCAAGAGTCTGTTGATCATACCAGTCAACCGCAGTTACTGGTGTGTGTCTTGTAGCTTGAAGTCCTGTGGTGTTAACACCGGAGTTATTAACAACATCAAGTGCTACAGATGTTCCGAATGCTGCAAAAGTCGTTCCTTCGGAATAATCAATCTTGGTTTCAGTTGATCCTCCACCAACAGTTTCTACTCTTGAAACAACTTTAACATCCATGGTGCTGTTTCCACCAGTTGCGTCTGTGTTCAGACCAACGATGATTCCTTTTAAGAATCCGGTGAATCCACTTGTAGATCCTGCACCAGGAATAACTGCATTATCAAGTCTTGCTGTGATACCAAAACCAACTTCGGCACCCATGTTTGCCAAACTGGTAGTTGCAATACCAACAGTTTGATCTGCAAAATCATCAATGTAGCAAACCTTCAGACCATCTGCCCAGGTTCCAGGGTTCTTTGCTGCGTAGGTGTAGTTAGTTGCAGTCTTATAGTTCTGCTCGTAATCATCGAAGTTTTTAATCTTCAGTGAAGTAGTAGATCCAATACCAACACCAGAGTTTGCGTTGTTCAGATTAGTGTCATCAGTTCTAACAACCTTTAGAACTCCTCCATAAGAGAGGAAGTTTGATGCACTCATCCAGTACTCATACTGAGTATCGGTGGACAGTGGTTGTCCAAAGGTGTTAATTAATTCTTGCTCGGTGGTAATGTTGGTAGCTTCATCAATAGGACCAATTTCAAATGGGCCAGCAATGGCACCAATGTTATCTAATACATTATCAGCTCTTCCTACTGTTAGGTCAACCTCCCTTACCAATACTCCAGGAGATAATTGAGGAGTCGCCATGTTCTTCTCCGTAATGCTCAGTTTATCTGAAAATATTTATTAAAAACTATGTTTTCAGAGGGGAAACGTGACGTGAACTACCAATCTGGATATTCCCATAGATTAGTTGTCTTTTTATTTTCTACTACTCTTTTAATTGTGCATTCTTTACACTCATAAGAATAGGACGATGCTACAGGTCCTCTATTTTTTCTTGTTCTATAAAATCCTTCAACTAAATTTTTAGTCTCTCCGCAAACTCTACACTTCCTATCCTGAAGTAAAAGATGACCTAATTTAATTTGACCATCTAAATCCATTATGATAGATACTCCCACATAAATGAACGGTCTCCATATTCATCTGCTTGGAACCAACGATCACCTTCTGAGTCAGTGAAACTATCACCACCTAAACCGTCATCCATAAAACCAAACGGTGCCATATCTTGCTCAATCTGATTCTTTTGTTCTTCATATAATCTCTTTCTTACATCTTGGTCAGTCAACTCTTTGAAATAATCCATCTGGACCAACCAAGCGTATATGACAAGACACATTGCTAAGTCATCGTTACAACCTTCTTCTGCCTCAAATGAATTGTGCTTAGAAATGAAGGTTGTCAGTTCGGAGATAATCTCATAGTCATTGAAGATTAGTTTGTCTTCCTCAATCAATGTTTTTAGATTGAGTGACCCAACCTTCTTGACAGTCTTGGACATCTTGACACCAAGTTGTGTCTTCTTACCAGAGAATCCTTGACCAACAATCTGTCCTGCTCTACCTCTCATAGAACACATCAAGAGATTCTGATATTCAAGATCATATTGAAGGATGCTAGCAACCTGATCTCCAATATCATTTACCTCACACAAAATGAATGCACTATTATAACTTTTTGCTACTTCATATATGATATTAGGAAATAGCATTGGTTTAATATCATTGTTTCTATATTTGGCAACAACCCTATGAGGAAACTCTGTGATATCAACTACAACAAATGCTGAATAGTCTTCTCCAACACCTCTTGCAACGTCAACTGTCATTACATAATCATGTTTTTCTTTTGATGGTTCATATACATCTAATCCAGCATTTCTCTGAATAGGATTATCATAGATAAGAGTTCTTAATTTACTAGGTGCAATCAGTGTATCAACTGATCCTAAGAACTCACATTCAAACTCAACCTTGAACTGTTGTTCTGAGGTATTTGCAATAGTAGTTTCTTTCCACTTTTCATCTCTCCCCGGCACTTCAGACCAGTGAACATCAGTAGGAATATATTCGTTTTTATTTTTTTCAGCATCATGCCACATACGGTAGAAATGATTCATACCGTGTGGAGTGGATACGATAATTACCTTGGTGTTTTTACCAGAAGTAATAGTAGGATAAACAGAGGCAAAGAACGAGTCAGCAACGTGATTCGGGACGAATGCGAACTCGTCGAGAAAGAGGATGTTGAACGACATACCTCGGACAGCACTCGCAGACGTAGAAGCTGCCAATATCTTACTGCCATTTTCTAACTCCAGAGATCCTTTGTTCCAAGCAATAATACCCTGCTGCATCCATTTGGGCAAGTTTTCATATGCAGTTTGTAATCTTCCAAGAAGTTCTCTTGCGGTTGCTGCTTTGTTTGCCAGAATACCAATGTTTACACTGTCGTTGAAAACAGCATAATGTAAAAGATAAGACACCACAGTAGTAGACTTACCAGTCTGTCGTGGCATCTTGCAGATATTAAATCTGTTATTGTGGAAGTTGTTGATCAACTTCTCTTGAAAGTGATACGGGTGAAACTGAGTTAGACCCTCATCCAGAGAGACAATCTTAATATAGTTGTTTGCAAAATAAACAGGATCTTCCTTGCACTTCATGAATTCACGAATATTCTCTTCCGTGAATTCAATCTGTGTATTTGCTTTTTTTAAATTAGGATTGCCAAGATATACATTATCAGACATAATTCAATCAACAGTTCCAGGCTCTTAATGATTTATTGATTCTGCTATCGGGGTCATTAGCAGTTTTCTTAGAAGTGAGTTTTTTCTTCATTCCTTTCATTCTAGCGCAGAACGATGCCCTACGGGGGTTTCCAACCTTCTTGCTTGGTGCTTTAAGGTCAGATCCTGGATTTTCTCTTTCGTAAGACTTTCGTCCTTTTTCGTTAAGTCCACCTGATTTGTTTTTTCCTTCCTTCTTTGTCCATGCTGCCCCTTCTGCATGGAGGACTGGTT